CACCGACGACTTTGACTGCTGGCACCATGAATTCAAGCGTTCGCCGCAACACGTCTGCTGGATTCTCGATGTGTACTTACACCTCGCCAAACAGCTCTAGCAATCAAAGTTTTGCGCATGGTTTAAATGCCAAGCCAGATTTTATTATTGTTAAAAACAGGGATAGGGGGTACAACTGGGACATTTATCACAGCTCTCGCGGATATAGCTCATCATTTACTTTTACAACTAATGGAACAAGAACTGGTGCGTTTAGTGCTGAGCCTACGTCCACTGTTGTTAATACTAAAAATGATTATACGCACTATAGTACAGACGACTATATAGCTTATTGTTGGACCGCTGTCGAAGGCTATAGCGGATTTGGTTCGTACGTAGGAAACGGTTCATCTGATGGTCCGTTTGTAGCACTGTCGTTTGCTCCTAAATGGGTTATGGTAAAAGGTATATCTAGCAATACTGGTTGGCGCATTTGGGATAGTGAACGTGAACCACACAACCCTAAAGATAAAACTTTGCACCCAATGGACTCACAAAATGAAACAAACTACGGTTCTGACGATGTTGATTTTTTGAGTAACGGATTTAGAATAAGAGACACCGGAAGTTACCAAAACTCAGATAACCAAACGTACGTTTATGCCGCATTTGCTGAGCATCCTTTTAAAACCGCCCGCGCACGCTAATTAACAAATAACTATGCTACAACTTAATGGTAAGACCCTGCAATACGACAGGGCATTTACACACGAAGGTATTTCCTACCCTGCTAATTGGCTGCGCTTGACCACGTTGGAAGAGAAGCAAGCAATTGGTATTGAAGAAGTCCCTGACCAGCCCGAAGCTGTTTGGGATCAACGTTTTTACTGGGGTGTAGGTAATCCTAAACAACTTGAAGATGTTACCGACGAAGATGGTGACACTACCATTGGTCTCAAGACTCTGTGGAAACAAACACAAAACGAGATTGCAGGTTCATTGCTTGCTCCGTCTGATTGGCGTGTAGTCAAGTCTTACGAAGTTACTGATTACACTGTTGAAACTGAGTGGACAACATACCGCGCTGCAGTACGCACTGCGTGTAACACACGTCAAACTGAAATTGACAACTGTGCTGATGTCGCAGCACTCCAAGAACTTATTGACAACCCTACTACTACTTGGCCTGAAGAACCATGATCACCCTTATCCGTCCAATTCTTTTTTCATTTCTCAACTCTGACAAGGTTAAGCGTCTCATCGTTGACCTTTTGACCAAGCTCTCTGAACAAACGGACAATACTGTTGATGATGAAGCAGTGAAGTTCATTGAACGTGGTTTGTTTGGTGATAAGTAATGGAGTGGGCTAATCCGCCCCAACTGCCTTCTCTTTTACTTCCTGACGCTCCTGATTTACCAGTACCCATACTTGAGGTCCCAGAGGCTGACTTGCCCTCTTACAAGCCCTTGGTTGTACCGCCTAACACGTTGCAACCACCACCGGGTATTGAAGGGATTGTTGAGGATCCCCCTCCAGAAGCTGAAGCAACAACACCAAAAGCAAAAACCACCCAACCAATTCCACCTGAAGCACAAATTATTGAGATCCCATTTACTGATATTGAGATCCCAATGCCAACTACCACAATCATGACCACAGCTGCAACTACAGCGACTATTTCTGTTGCTGCAACCCTTACAGCTACATCCATTTTCAAATGGTTGGTCACGGTTATGAAGCCAATTATTAAACAAGCATGGAACAAAATAGCGAAGAAAAAAAAGCAGGATTTATCAAATTCGTCGTCCTTGTCTGGTCCGCAGGACTCTTAACTGCAAGCTACGCAGGCTGGATGCCAAAAATGGATCCAACTTATGTCGCGTCCATTCTTAGTGGCACACTGGCAACATTTTCAATTACACGTGAAAAGAAACAATGAAAAAGCTTTTACTGCTTCTCTTTTTGGCTAGTCCGGCTGCTGCCCAGGTGACTCCTAATTTTACGCAAGGTTCAATGCAGGCCACTACAACTACCACCGTTGATATTGACCGAACTATTGCGACCAATGTTTATGGTGGTGATTATAAGTCATGGTCTGGAACAAACGTAGTCCCAAGCGGGGACATTTCGGATTCTTCTACAACATACTCAGTCCACACTGCTGGCGATCAATTCCAACTGGAAATTGTGACCCGAGCAGCAGGAAAGATCGAAGACAGCCTGGTCACAGAAACTATCCAACAGGTTACAAATACTACCTCCTTATCGGTCTTCTCGCAGTAACTCCTGCTTTCGCTAACGAAGACCCAAAGGTTCAAAATACATCTAACCCCGTAGCAGCAGCAACGGGAAATGTGACCAATCAGGCAGTGCAATTTCAAAACAATGGTGCACCGTCTCGACAATATTTTGCTACCAGTAATAGTTGCAATGGAACAACTATGCAATTCTCGCCCTTTTATATGGGCAACGATACTATTCCCTACGAGTCTAGCGGTTACGTACGGTCTAATAATTTTGGCCTACAACTTAACTTTTCAGTTCCCCTAGATGGTGGCATGGTTGAAACCTGTAAAGCCATCGCTCGTAAACACGAACAAAAAATGCGTCTTGATTATGAGCTTGTTCGTGCTCTCAAATGTACAGAAATTATGAGAAAAGGGTTTACTTTTAGACCCGGCAGTCGTGTCGAAGTTCTTTGTCACGATATTGTACCAATCGTCTCTTTAAATGACTGAAGCCCTAGTTACGGCTGTCATAGCCGCTGTAGGTGCGGGTGCAGCCCTTAATAACAGATTACACAACAGAATAAATAGTGTTCACGAAAGAATTAGTGCATTAGATCGCAGGCTAGACGATGTACAACTAAACGTAGCTACTGACTACGTAAAAAAAGCTGAGCTAGCAGAACTTCTAAAACGTATGGAAGATCACATGGTTCGCATTGAAAACAAATTAGATCAAATCGTACTTAAAAATGCCCAATAAAAAGAAATGGCCGTCTATTAAAGACGCTAAACCTGCTACCAAGACTCCTGTCAAGTATTTTCCTGGTCTAGGCATTGCTCCTGTTAAACAGGCTAAACGCCTTCCAGGTCAACGTAAAGGTTACAACGTTTAAATTATGTCCCACCAACTTTTCGACAACTACATCAATAAAGTCCTTGGCGACTTTGACACACTCGAACGTGCTGAGAAAGCACTAAGCCGTCTTTATCCCGAAGCTGGCCGGTATGAGATCAAATCTCCCAAGGCACGTAAACCACGGGCTAAGAAAGCTGATGTCCAAGAAGAAAGCAACTGAAGATCAGTTTAATGAGCTTCATAATCTAGTTACTAACGAATTTCTAAAGCGTATTAAAGCTGGAGAAGCCACCGCACAAGACCTCAAGGCAGCCTGTGATTGGCTGCACAAGAATGACATCTCTGGTGTTGCTTACGAAGGCAATCCACTAGATAAGTTGTCAACCATCTTGCCAAAGGTCGATCCCGAACTCGTACAAAATCGTCTCTATGGCACTCGGAAGAACAGCTAGACATTATCGGTCTAACCCCGCCTCCCGACAAAAACATCGAGATTACATGGCGGAGTATAACAAGACCTCTAAACAAAAAGCATATCGAAGAGCACTCGCCCGCGCACGCCGTAGGCGAGGAATCATGGGTCAAGGCGGTGGAGATCTTCCACATCAAGCCAACGGCAAAATCGGAAAAAAACGAATTCCCATGAAGATAAACCGTGCTGCTAATGGGCACGGTAATAACTCTAGATACGCATGACACCAATCTTGCCTACACCTGATCACTACTTACATAATCTAATAGCCATGAACAGTTCTATGTCTAAGAAGCTTTGGAGAAAAGCCCTTAAGGAACACTTTGACTGTACATGTGTCTATTGCGGACAAACTTATGAATTATCAAATCTTACTCTTGATCATGTTATTCCTCGCAGCGCTGGTGGTGAAACCATCGCCTCGAATATTGTTCCAGCCTGTCAAGAGTGTAATCAGAAAAAGGCAAGCAAACCTGTAAAAGAATTCATGCGATCTTCATTCGGCGTGAATCGACTTCGTGAATACGTAATCTCTAAACATACTAATGGCTACACTTAAAAACCGAATTTATAATCCTACATCTTTTGCACCACCCCGTACAGCGGCGGCTAAGAAAACAGCTGAAAACTTTTCTGTTAAAAATGTCAACCAAAAGGCTGGCCGCACTCGAAAAGAGATGCAGACCAACAATACCAAGCAAATGTCTGCTGGTATGGCAGCTTGGGTTAAAGCTAATAGAAAAAGACTTACAAGTGGTAAACACGGTAACACCGCTACAGATAAACAAAAGGCACTATTTAAACAATACGATGCTTTGAAAAAAGAAGGACGGCTTCCCAATACTTCAGCAACTAAATCGCGTCCATCCCCTAAAGCTCAGCCTTCAGCTAAAGCAAAGCCTACTAAGCCTTCTCCAGTTCAACCTGCACAGTCATCAAATACCACCAAAACGAAAAAGAAAAAAACCGGTGTTCATGGCAAGTTTCTTGACTCTAACCCACCGCTTAAATCCCAACCTAAAAAATCTAAGCTGAATCCTCAGCAACGCCGTAAAGCCGGCAAGATTAACCGACGCCGTGGTGTCTCCCCTGGTGATATTGCTAAATCTATTAGTAAAAAAGCTAAATCATTTAGCGACAAACTTCGCCTTACTTATAAAAAAGGACAGATCGTTCAACGCGGCGGCAAGTTCTACAAGAGTGATGGTAAAGGCGGATTCACTCTTGTACACCGCAGGCAATTCTAAATAGTTCCACTTAGTCAATAACACGCCGTCCCGAAAGGGGCGGTTTTTTTTATGTCAACTCCCGAAAAAGTGGGGAAGTGGTTACGTAGTAACAAAGGCAGATTGCCAGACGCCTACGAGGCTGTTGGTTATAAAGGTGATCCTCTAAAGATAAAAGAAGGTAATCTAACTAACAACAGAGACAAAATTCGTGTAGCCAAACGTGGTGAAAACGGAGATCTTTCGCGTCGTGCTGCTGAAAAACTAAACCCTCCTCAAAACAAACAAGAGCAAAACCAAAATCGTCGTCAAAACTATAAACGTTCTAGTCTTCGTAAGGCTGGTAAAAACGTTGTTATTGACCACAAACATGAACTTAAGTTGCTTGGTCAAACTGTTGACGGTATGACCCCAGAACAGGCTAAAGCTGAAATCAAGCGTCTTGAAAAATCTTATGGTCCTCTTGGTAACCGGCCTGGAAACAGACAAATTGTAGGTGCCAGATTTAACGAATTAAAACGTCAAGGATCTGAACAACTTCAACAACACCTTGGTCGGTTAGCCGCAAAACCTGTTGTTGGTAGACCGATGTTTGGCAGTGTTGCTGGTGTCTTGCTTGGGTTTCTTCCAGAGATTGATGAAATTACTGGTGGTCATCTAGACAAAGCAATTAATCGTGGCATGGATCACGCGCAAGCTTTTGCTGTACATCAACTGCAACGCTTAATTAATGCCTACGCCTCCTCTAAACCCTCTGTAAACGGTTCTAATACCGATTATGGTCAATAGTATATGTCCAACGTTTTAGAGGCCTTACAGGCCGATTTCAAGCTGTTTCTGCAAGCTTTGTGGGAACAACTTGATCTACCCTCACCCACAAGAGCCCAATATGCAATCGCAGATTATCTCCAAAACGGACCTAAACGTCTACGCCATGGCTTTCTCATTTACGCCCGAAGTCCGACGATGCAAGGTGGTCGAGGATAAGCTTCGATGTGAACTGCTCACCCCACCAAGCTCCAAGCGTAAAAAGCGTGGGCATCACTGGTCAGCTAACCGGAAGCCGCGCAGATTTAATGATTCTCGACGACATTGAAGTTCCTGGTAACTCAATGACAGAACTTATGCGGGAGAAGCTTCTACAACTTTGTACTGAAGCTGAGTCCATTCTTACCCCCAAGAATGACTCCCGCATCATGTACCTCGGTACACCCCAGACCACCTTTACGGTCTACAGAAAGCTCGCTGAACGTAACTACAGACCCTTCGTATGGCCTGCCCGTATCCCACGGACACTGGCTAACTACGAGGGTCTTATCGCTCCTCAACTACAAGCTGACATTGATAACGGTGCTCAGGCTTGGGATGTAACTGACCCTGATCGCTTTGATGACACAGATCTAATAGAACGTGAAGCCTCTATGGGTCGTAGCAACTTTATGTTGCAGTTCCAATTAGACACAACCCTTAGTGATGCTGAAAAGTTCCCCCTTAAATGTGCTGACCTGGTTGTTACCAGTGTCAACCCTACTACTGCTCCTGACGCCGTCGTCTGGTGTAGCGATCCCAAAAACGTCATTAAAGACCTCCCCACTGTTGGATTACCTGGAGATTATTTCTACAGTCCAATGCAGCTACAGGGAGAGTGGCACCCTTACCAAGAGACAATCTGCTCTGTTGACCCGTCGGGTCGTGGAACGGATGAAACGACGGCAGCTTATATCTCCCAACGCAATGGTTTCTTGTACTTGCACAACATGCGTGCTTACAGAGACGGATATTCGGACAACACATTACTCGATATTTTGAGAGGCTGTAAAAAGTATGGTGTCACGAAAATCGTTATTGAAACTAACTTTGGTGATGGCATTGTTGGTGAACTGTTCAAGAAACATATCGTTCAGACCAAACAAGCCATTGACATCGAAGAGGTCCGTGCCAGTGTGCGTAAGGAAGACCGAATCATTGATTCGCTTGAACCTATTCTCAACCAACACCGCCTTGTTATAGACAGATCAGTCATTGAATGGGACTTTAAATCAAACCCTGATGAAGCTCCAGAGAAACGTCTGATGTACATGCTCTTCTATCAGATGAGCCGTATGTGTAAAGAGAAAGGTGCAGTCAAACATGATGACCGCATTGACTGTCTTGCACAAGGTGTTAAATACTTTACCGATGCTTTTGCTATCTCTGCTCACGAAGCAGTCAAAGATAGAAAGATGGAAGAGTGGAATCAAATGCTTGCTGAATGGCAAGATAACCCCCAAGCAGCAGCCAATCATATGGTGCTTGGAATGGATTTAGATCAACGTAGACAAGCCTCAGGCGTAATCGTTGACAACTCAGTCCCCACCTGGGTTTAGGAGAAACCACCACCTTATACAGGGAGAAGGGTGGACTCCCTGGACTGGGGAAGACCATAAATCTTCCCCTTTAGTAATATCCGCTGAATGGATATTCCGTAAGTACCGCCCAAAGACAAAAGACAACATTTACTTTCACTTGAACTAACTCCTGGTGATTTTGGAAACACTGAATGTTTCTACTTATCACATATAGGATTCCCACCCCTATGTCACAAGTAAAACTAATACACTCTACTCCTGATGGAGACAATCTTATTGCTTACATGGCACGTGTAAGTAATCCTGCTAATCAAAACAATACTGAGACCAGTAGTAAGTTGATTAGCTATCTCATTAAACACAAGCATTGGTCTCCCTTGGAGATGGTCAATATGTGTGTAGAGATTAATACTACTCGTAGTATCTCAGCTCAAATCCTTAGACACCGTAGCTTCTCTTTCCAAGAGTTTAGTCAACGGTATGCAGCTGTCACAGATAAACCTGTTATTCCTGATCTTCGTAGACAAGATACAAAGAACAGACAAAACAGTATTGATGACTTAGATCCTTTTACAAAGCAAGAGTTACAGCTTAAAGCTCAGTTTGTGTTTGATCAAGCTCAGATGTTGTACGATGAAATGTTGGGTGCTGGTGTAGCTAAAGAGTGTGCACGTGATGTGTTGCCTCTTTCTTCTACTACCCGTATGTACATGAATGGTACTTTGAGGTCTTGGGTTCACTACTGTGACCTTAGATGTGCCAATGGTACACAGTTAGAGCATAAAATCATTGCTGATCAGTGTAAAGAGCTGATTATTCAGCAGTTTCCTATGGTTGCAGAGGCATGTGGTTATGTGTGAAGCACTTCTAACTATGCTAATTGTTGGTTTTGTCAACGTAGGACCTGATACTTACCTGGTTCAGGGTCAAGATTTGGAGGGTAACATCCTTGAATGTGAGATGATTATCTTTCCAAAAGAAAATGACATAAATTTCTGAAGCCATATACGCATATGGCGGACGCCGCTACCCCCCATAGGGGGTGGTTTGGCCGCGTTAGATGTGCAATCTAGCGCCAGGCACTGGGTTTTAGGTGATACCTGCGCGTGTCACGCGTGCGCGGTAGTTGGATCGCCCGCATGATTTCGTGTCGATCTGTTTGCCGCTTATTGAGAATGTTGAGAAAGCCAGTGATACCAATGGATTACAGATGATAAGCAGCAATGATCGATGGCTGACCAAATACTTATCATTCCGTTGCTGCAATGGTTTTCAGCTGTTGTGGTATCACCTTGCTACATTGTTGCTGGTTGGCAATGGTTGCACTGGGTGTATGG